GCGATACAAGAATTAAACGAAAAAATCATCAAATTAGAAAACAAATAAATCATGAAACAAATTGAAAAAGTATCCATTTGGGATAACGGAACAAATCAGAATGCGGAGATATTAAACGCATACGTAACAAATTTAACTTTAAACGTATCTGCAACTTTTTACTACTCTTTATTGAGTGTTACAAAGCAAACATTATCAACTGGTAGTTTAACAATGTCAGGCGATGCCTATTCAGAATGGTCTAACAATGATGAATATGCTTGGGAATGGATAGCAGGTCAGTTAAATTTGGTGATTGTGTGGGATTGGGTTGAGTTAGTTGTAAAGGAAAACTTGACAAGTGAAGTAAATTCAATAGGTTCTAATTTAAACCAAATGTTAATAAAAGGTGCTTAAAATTCGAGTGCTTGATACTAACTAAAATTGTTAATCCTGAAACAGATACAAAAATTTAATATATTTGTTAAAAATAACTATATGAAAACCAAAGAAGTAGAACAAACAGAACCGCAAAAGTTAAAAGTTGAATTGTTAGTCCATGAGTGGGAGGCAGTTTTATCAGTAATTGAAAACAGTACATCTGCGCATATTCAGGTTAAATCAGTTGCAGCGGAATTAGTTAAACAATTACAACCGCAAATAAAAGATGACAAATAACAATGCTGATGTAGCTACAATAGTAAGCGTATCAGGTGCAATGGTATCTATGGCTGATGTCCAGCCTATTGTGACTATGATAGCATCTTTAGTAGCTATAATTAGCGGAATATTTGCTATCAGGTATTATCTACATGCAACTGCAAAACTAAAAAAATAATTTTACAATTAAAATAACATTATGAAAGTAGGACTTAAACATTATTATGCTCCAACACCTGTTAAAATTAGAAAAATAGCAGATGGATTGACTGCAATATCAGTTGCAGCAGGTAGCTTGGCTTTTGCTCAGGATAATAAAACAGTATCTGTTATTATATTAGTCACTTCTATTTTAGGTAAGCTATTGTCTAACCTGTTTGCGCATAAGTGAAATTATCAGAGCATTTAGATTTATCTGAAATTATCAGGTCTGAATCTGCCAAACGTAACGGGATTTCAAATATGCCAACTCCAGAGCATATTGAAAACTTAAAAGCATTAGCTGAAAAGATATTTGAGCCTATACGGAATCATTTTAAAGTTCCTATCAGAGTGTCATCTGGTTACCGTAGTAAAGAGTTAAACGCAAAGGTTGGCGGGAGTAAAACATCTGATCATTGTTTTGGATATGCAATTGATTTGGATGCTGATGGCACATCAATTACTAACAATGAAATATTCTATTTTATTAAAGATAATTTAAATTTTAAACAATTGATTTTTGAATTTCCTGTAAATGGTCAAGCAAGCTGGGTTCATGTATCTTATGATCATAAGAATTTAAAAAATGAAACTTTGGTTGCTAAAAAACTTTATGGTAAAACTGTTTATATAAATTATAAAACTGATGCAGATTTAATATAAATTATATGGAATGGAGAAATATAAAGGGATATGATAGCTTATACCAAGTAAATAAATTGGGATTTGTTAAATCATTAGAGCATATTAATAATAGAGGGATTAAAAGAAAAGAATGTATTTTATCTATAAGATTAACAGATAGGGGTTATAATAGAGTAGTTCTTTATAATAATGGTATATCTAAATCTTATATGGTTCATAGATTAGTTGCAGAATTATTTATAAATAATCCTAATAATAAACCTCAAGTTAATCATATTAATGGCATTAAGTTAGATAACAGGGTTGAAAACTTAGAATGGGTTACAATTTCAGAAAATCAAAAACATGCTTTTAGAATAGGATTAAACAAAATATCCTGTGAGAGAGATAGTAAAGGTAAATTTGTTAAAAAATTAAACGGGCAAACAAAGTACTTTACTTATGCGTAAAAATGAAATTATCAGGGAATATTTAAAACGGTTTCCTGATCATGCCGATTTAACGATGGCTAAAAAGATATTTATTGATCATCCTTTAGTTTGGAAAAGCGTAGAAACTGTAAGGAGTGCTATTAGAGGCATTAAAGGTAAAAAACCTCCATCTTATGGGCATGGAGAATATTTAGACAAATCTCTTTATGTTGAAAAGACTTTTAACTATAATCCGTATAAACTGCCTGATTCTGAGGAAAAAATAAGAGAACCTTATGTTATACCGGTAGCAAATAATAATATTCTTTTAATTTCTGATTTGCATATACCTTACCATAACATTCAGGCTATTACATTGGCTTTAGATTATGGCAAAGAACAAAAAGTAAATACTATCATTATAAACGGAGACTTGATGGACTTTTATCAAATGTCAAGATTTGAAAAGGATCCACGCAAAAGGAGTATCAAATTCGAGTTCGATTCGACAAAGGCATTTTTAGTCATTCTAAGACAGGCTTTTCCTGATGCTCAGATATATTGGTTAAAAGGTAATCATGATGTTAGGTATGAGCATTGGCTTATGTCTAAGGCTCCGGAAGTGTTTGATGATCCATATTATCAATTAGAAGAAAGATTAAGGCTTAATGAGGAGAAAATCCATCTTATAGGGGATAAAACATTGGTAAAGGCTGGAAAACTCCACATCCATCATGGGCATTTATTTTTTCGTGGTTTTATGGCGCCTGTTAATTCTGCCAGAGGGTTATATTTAAAAACTAAGCAATCAACTATCTGCGGCCATGTACATAAAATTAGTGAGCATACTGAGACTAATTTAGAGGCTGAGATGACTACAACATGGACAACCGGGTGCCTTTGTGAACTTTCGCCAGACTATGCACCATTTGCAAATACCTACTCTCATGGCTTTGCGCATATCAGGGTCGATGCAGATAGGACTTATTCAGTTAAAAATTTTCGGATTTATAATGGCAAGATATTATAAAAATAATCATATATTTGTAGAATGTATAGAGAACAATTAGAAAATCTAAAGATAAACGAGGTTATGAACGTATTTGCTAATGCTCAGGTATGGCGAAATAATGCCTCCAGGTTGCATAAAGAATCAGGAAAAGTATTTCATATAAAGAATATGATAGAGTACACAATGATTATTAGGCTATTTTAAAAAATATATTTTTTATTTTGTTTGGTTATTAAAATAACTTTTATATATTTGTATCAGCAATTCAATACAGGGTTGCTAAAAACTTGCAAATCATGAAAACTTTAAACGACTTTATTAATCTAAAAGGAAATAGAGAAGATTCTTTTAAATACGCATTTGGATTCAAGGGAGGCAAAAAATCTTGCTACACCAAAGGATGTGAAATATTTACCAATATGTCATTAAACCTTAATGGAGTAGATATTTCAAGTGCTTTAATTTTAGATAAAATACACAATAGAGAAATATAACATTCCTGTTCCTGCAAGTCAGGACTCTGCCGCCCCATAGCTCACAAGGCATGGGGATTTGGCAGTACCGGGATGTTCCGGATTAAAACTTGCAATATGGAAATTATTATCTTTTTTATTATTATGGCGGCGGTTCTAATTGGATTAGCTGGATTATGTGATTACTTAACCAAAAAAATATAAGTCATGGACAGAATGATAAGCAATGCACCATTTGCTAACATGGTGATGAGGTATGATAGGAATGAGATTAACAGTCCTATCATACAAATTTGCAGCAGTTGCGATGGCTGGGGTAAGCAGTTTTATTCTAACTGTTGCGGAGAAAAGATAGTGAATAAAAAGTGTAGCGATTGCGGTGATGATTGCCGGGAATTGTGGGATATATGCGAACAATGTAACGGAGATGGGGAGGTTGAATTATGAGCTTGTTAAAAAGATTAAGCGTAATCCATTTGCAGATGCTTGATAAAATCGAAATTGAATATCCTTATTCAGTTAAAAATTTAAGGTCTGAATTATCAGAGGTTAATCATTGGTGCGATCTAAAATATAGTACTATTTTAAATTTGGCTATTTATTTAGAGACTAATGATTATACGCCAACCGGCATTGATAAATTATTTACCGATGATAGCAATTAGGAGAACTGTTTATCCGGATGGTCGGGTTCAGGAATATAAAAATGGGGCGGTCATTAAAATAAATTCTGCGCCGAATACAAAAGAGTTTAATAAATGGATTAACTTTATTCATAAAAAACGATGAAAGCTATTAAACAACTATTTAAGGATTACGGATTGGATTGTGATTTGGATGTTAATAATCATTTGATGTTTTATAATCAGGATGATGATATTATTCACATTGAGCATTCAGGTGAGTTAATGATTGAGGATTATTTGGATGGAACTATCACAGGATCCAAAGATAATGTACAGACATTGGATGGCAGAGATACAGTAACTATTTTATTTGATGGGGATTATGCACTGGCTTTAGAAACCATTATTGATTTTGAAAGAGAATCAGAGTAACCTTGTTATCTTCATTATGGTATTATGGGCTTTAATTTTATTAATAATTACACTCATTTATCATTTTAATTAGATTATTTTTATAATTTTATATTATTAACCAAAAAAAAATGGAAAAATCAGAAACAATTACAAGCCTAGCAAAAGCATTAATTGACTTTAATGGCAGGGTATCAAAGATTTCAAAGGATGCTAAAAACCCTTTCTTTAAATCTAATTATGCATCCTTATCTAATATTCAGGATGCAATCAGCAAACCATTATCAGAATCGGGTTTGGTTTATTCTCAAATGCCTACTGGTGTAAATGGGTTATGTACTATTTTAATTCATGCTGAATCAGGCGAATATTTAATGGATTCGTACACAATGCCGGTATCAAAACAAAACGATCCACAGGCGGTTGGTTCTGCAATTACCTACGCTAAGCGTTATGCATTAGCAGGGATATTGGGATTAAATATTGATGATGATGATGATGGCAATAAAGCTGCTGAAAAGCCTGTGGCATTGCCTGTATTAAGTCCAGGTACTGAGAAATGGGCAAAGGTATTGGAAGCCTTAAAGCAGGGTTATACAATGGCTCAGATTAAGACCAAAAATCAGATTAGTAAAGAGAATGAAATAATATTGTTAAACGAATTAGAACAAGCATAATGATAACATCAAAAGACTTATTTTTTGACATGAGGTCAGAAGAAATTGAAAGAATGTATGCGCCTGATTTCACAAAGAAACAAGCCGAGCAGACAGGCATAGATTTGATTGATAAAATGTTTAAAGATGGCAATCAAACACCTATTCAATTCTATTCTAACATAGCTAGATTAAAGGCCGTAATAGATTCGGCTGATAAGGCGTTTAGGGATCGTTTAGAGTTGTTAAAACCTGATAGTTATAATGGTGTAACTTTTACGCCAAAGAATGGAGCAGAAAGCCTTAATTATGCAGAGGATTTAGTTTATGCAAATTTAGAGCATAGATTAAAACAAAGGGCAGAACTTTTAAAATATGCGGTCAAATCTGATGAACCAATTTATGATTCAGAGGGTTGCGAAGTGCCAAAGGTTAGTAAGAAATATAATAAGTCATCAATAATAATAACTTTTTAATCATGGAATTACCAAAATCATTTGACATGACTTCATGCGGTAAAATAGTTGAACATAAGGAATATGGCGAAAAGGGTTATATTGAAAATGAATGTTACGAGTTGCAACTTTCAATATCCCATGAAGGTAATTTAGTTATTCAATATTATAGCGATGATGATAATTATTTAAGCATATCTGATTTTATTAAATTATTAAAGAAATACAATAAATGAAAAGGTATCTAAAAACGAAAAATAAAAAGCTCATTGCTAAAGCGTTGGAAATGTTGGTCGGGCAAAATATGTCACCGGCAGAAGTTAGCAGGGAATTAAAAAAATGTATGCCAGCGGTCTGCGGTTGGATGACTAACTACTGGTTTTATAAGAAACCAAAAAACCCGATTGTTTTAATCTTAAAATCAAACGTATGAACTACAAAATTAACCAGGTTGAAGCATTTTTAATGACAGGTCAACCATTAACAGTATTGGATTGTTTTAACTTATTTAAGACCTTTGAGTTACGTAAAATAGTTTGCGTATTAAAAACTAAAGGATTAAAGATTGGAAGTGAATGGCAGACTAATTATCAAACTAAATCAAGATTTAAAAAATATTATTTAATTAATTAATTTTTATATATTTGTAATGGTAGCTGACATCGACAATAAGCTATTAGAAAACATTTAAACCCATAGGGTGGATTGGAGTCGATGCCATGAAACCTTATGGGTTTTTTAATTTTAATCAAATGGGAAAAGATACATTTTATTTTAGCCATGATTACAATGCCAGAAATGATGAAAAGATTAAGGAATTAATTTTTAAGCATGGTATGACAGGATATGGTATTTATTGGTCTGTAATTGAAGACCTTTACCAAAATTCGAACGTATTACGTGGTAATTTTGCACGTATTTCATTAGAATTGCAAGTAGATAGAAACATTGTAATAAGTGTAATATGTGACTTTGATTTATTTGTTTTTAATGGTAATAATTTTAGCAGTTTATCAGTACAAAAAAGATTAGATGAACGTACAAACAAATCAGAAAAAGCACGTTTAAGCGTAAATAAAAGATGGTCTGATACGAACGTATTACTAACAAAATACGATAGTAATACTATAAAGGAAAGTAAAGTAAAGGAAAAGAAGGTAATATATACACATCCATTAGTTGATGAAGTAATTTTTTATTTCGCTGATAATGGATACACAAAAGAATCAGCAGTAAAAGCATTTAATTATTATCAGGAAAATGATTGGAAGGATTCGAGAAACAATCAAGTTAAGAATTGGAAACAAAAGATGCAGGGGGTCTGGTTTAAAGATGAAAACAAAATTAAAAACGAACAACTACCTGCTCACTTAACCAGAGTATTAAATTGATACGAAAATTTAAAGATATCGCAGATAGTTTAGAACTGATGCGAAATACAGGGAATCCTTTGGGTGATCTTACAGGCTTTTACGGACTGGATATGTTATACAGAGTTAAACAGGGATCATTTACATTTATTTTAGCTGCTCCACATCATGGAAAATCTGAATTTGCTTTTGAGTTAGCATTTAACCAGGCTTACAAGTATGGTAAAAAATCATTAATTTATTCACCGGAAACGGGAAGTGTAGAAGATATTTACGCCGAGTTTATTCATAAATATACAGGTAAACCATTTTACAAATCTATTCCCGGCGCAGTAGAAGATAAAGAATATCACCAGGCTATTAATTACATAGATGAAATGTTTAACGTAGTGGATTCTGACGATAAAAGTTATACAATACCTGAGATTATGAAGCTAGTAACGGATGAAAAGATAATTATAACTGATCCTTATAACGAGTTAAAACATGAAATGTCAAATTATAATGGGCGCCAGGATTTATATATTGAGGATATAATTGGTGAGGTCAGGCGATATTGCAAGAAATATAAAAAACATTGGATTATAACTTTACACCCAGCGGCTCAGCAACCTCAAAAAGATGATAGGGGCAATACGTATTACGGAATGCCAATGGCAAGGGAAGCAGCAGGAGGTCAGGCACTATTGCGTAAAGCGATGACATGGATTAATATGTGGAGACCTCCGCATGGAATGAATGATCAGAATGGGCAACCTTATCCGGATAACATTGTATTAATAAAAGTAGAAAAGGCAAAGCCTAAAGGCGTGGCTATGAGAGGCGAAATGGTTTTACAGTTTGATTGGAAGAAAAACAGATATTTTGAATTTCCTAAACTTTATGCATTTGAACATGAAAAAAAAACTAATCCTTTTTAATTATGAAAAGTAATTTACAATTAGAATTAGAAGCTGAGGCATTCGCTTTATACTTCCAAGACAAAATAAAGAGTTCTGAAGCATTATTAACTATGGCTGGTATAATCTGTCACCTTGATGGTGAAGTGTTCTCATATCGCATTAAAAATGGCTTAAATGACAAAATTCAGGAGGTTATAGATAGGAATGAAAAATTAAAACAGATTTATGACCATTTTTATATGTTATCAGAGCAAGTTGAACAAATGAAAATGATAGTCCGGAAAAACAATGCAAGAATGTTACAAATTGAATTAGAAAACGAAAAGGTAACCAAATTATTAACCAATTATCAATCATGGGAATAAATGTATTAAGTCTGTTTGATGGCATGAGTTGCGGTCGACAAGCATTAGAACGTGCAGGAATAGAAATAGATAATTACTTTGCATCTGAAATTGATAAATATGCTATGCAGGTTACAATGGCTAATTATCCAGATACTAAACAATTAGGAAGCGTTGTAAATGTAAATGGCTCTGATTTGCCTAAAATAGATTTATTGATAGGTGGTTCACCTTGTCAGTCATTTAGCTTTGCAGGAAAACGTAAAGGAATGGCAACTAAATGCGAAACAGAGATTTTAACATTAAACCACTATCTGGAGTTAAAAGCAGATGGCTATGAGTTTGAGGGTCAATCATATTTGTTTTGGGAGTTTATGAGGTTGCTTAATGAATGTAAGCCTAAATACTTTTTATTAGAAAATGTAGAAATGGGCGAAAAATGGGAAAAGGTATTAAGCAAAGCAATTGGTGTAAATGGCATTCATATTAACTCTGCATTGCTATCTGCTCAGAATAGAAAACGTATCTACTAGACTAATATTGGAATGCAACCAGGTGGATTGTTTGGTGATTTAGTTTCTATGATTGAGCAACCAAAGGATAAAGGTATTTTATTAAAGGATGTTTTGGAAAGTGAGGTAAATGATAAATATTATCTGAGTGAAAAATTAATAGCAGCGTTTCAAAGGCATAAACAAAGACATGATGATAAAGGCACAGGATTTGGATTTAATCCTAAAAATGAATTTGATAAAGGTAATAGTTTAAGAGCAAATGCAGCTTTATGCCCAACTGATAATATGTTAATTGTACACAATACAATGCCACGTTCAGGTGATCCTAAAAAAGGAGGTACAGGACATTTAACTCGTAACGATGGCAAAACATATTGCTTAGATACCGGCAACACAAATGCGGTTGAAATAATAGTAGGGGATTTTAGACATGATGAGGGTTTTAGATGGAGAGATAATGGTAAATTAAGTACGTTATGCACAAAAGGCGATGCATTACTTTTAAAAAACACATCAATCCGCCGCCTAACACCTTTAGAATGTGAAAGACTACAAACAGTAGCAGATAACTACACAAACCATGTAAGCGATTCGCAGAGATATAAGATGCTCGGGAATGGTTGGACAGTAGATGTAATTTCACACATATTTAAATATTTATGACAATAGCAGAAAAAAGCATGGCAATGAGTTACATACTTAGCCAACTATTAACAGAGAATTTAGAGGTTGTTTGCCTGGAGGTAAAAGGAAAACCAGAATACGGGAAGTTTAATGATAAGCTAATGAAGTTAAAAGGCGCATCAAAGAACGCATTTAGAATATTAGAAAAGAATACCGATAGATTGGATGAGTTAAAAGACCATATCGAGCAGGTATTATATCAACTTTGGGATTAAATTAAACTCAAATATTAAAGACAACTAAAAGAAATGAAAGCAGAAATAATAGTAAAGCTAATCGAAAGAGAATTAAATCCTGATTTAAAAGAAGCACAATGAAAGACTTAACAGCAAAAGAAAAAGCAAAAGAATTAGTAGATAAATGTGATGAAACTTTAGAATTCTCTACACCTAAAAGATTTGCTAAACAATGTGCATTGATAGCAGTACAAAATATAATTAGTGCTAACCCACACTCAAATCCGTTAAATACAGATACATATTCTACCATGAAATGGTGGCAAGACGTTAAATCCGAAATAGAAAAGCTATGAATAAATACAAAAATATCAAAACAGTAATAAACGGAATTTCCTTTGATAGTAAAAAGGAAGCCGGATATTATGGCATTCTCAGGCTAAAGGAAAAAGCTAAAATCATAGATCGATTTGAGATGCAGGTTAGATACGATCTAATTGTAAATGGCGTTAAAATAGGTTTTTATAAGGCTGATTTTGTTACTTATAAAGATGGTCATATTTTGGAGGTTATTGATGTAAAGTCTGAGATGACAAAGAAATTGCCTGTTTATAGGTTAAAGAAAAAAATGATTAAGGCGATTTATGGATTTGATATTGTTGAAATTTAATACCTTTGAATAAATTACAGGCAAGGAGCAGGCAGCAAAAATCAATTAGCAGGCATAAAAATATGAAAGTAAAAATCTCGGCCATTAAGGCAAACAGTAAAAATCCTA